ATCAAATAGCAACATTGAAAGGAGATATTGAACGTGAAAAAGCTTCTATAGGTGTTTTTATTACATTGAATGAACCTACAAAGCCAATGATAAAAGAAGCTGCAGAGACAGGTTTTTATGAAGCACCAGGCGAGAAACAGTATCCTAAATTGCAAATACTAACAATTCAAGAATTATTAGATGGGAAAGCTATTGATAGACCGTATGGAGTCGATATTACACACAAAAAAGCACAGCGTATATCAAAACAAAAAGTAGATAAACAATCAGAAATGGATATTTAAGAAAGGATATAGTGAATAATATTAAGAACAATACGTCCGTTAGCGTTATAGTAGATTCAGCACCCTTTGAGGATGTATTATCTGAGATTGCATCATTTATTAATTCTTTTGATGTTCTTCCCGAATTTGTCGAGGCCTTTTACCATAACATCGGTAATATTGACTTGGCTGATGTCGAATTTGAATCCACAATGAGGGCAGATAATTTTGTTATCATCATCAAGCCGGGCAATAAGCTCCTCAAAATCCTTACCGCACTTAGGGCAGGTGATAGGGAGTTTTGTTTGGCGAATTTTTAATGATTTTTTCATAGATTCACTCCTTTGTAGAAAGTATATATAGTATGTCAGGGATAGCCGAGACTTTAATTCCTGCAATAGTCTCAAGCGATTGGTTTAGGGTATAACAGGACCCCAGCAGGATTCGTACCATTGCTGGCTCTATCCCTGATATTAGCAATGATAAACTAATATAACAGGAATAAACCGTATGTCAAGGGATAATTCCGTAGAATAATATGGTAACACTGACAGATGAAGCAGTTGACTACACAAAGCTATTCAGAACATACCAGAACAACTGGGTCGGCTTTGCACATAACATTCTCAATATCAGACTTGACGATGAACAACAGAAAATATTAACAGCTATTCAAAACAATAGGAAAATATCAGTGCGATCAGGACATGCAAGAGGTAAAGACTTTGTGGCAGCAGTAGCATCATTATGCTTCTTGTATCTCAATGTGCCATCTAAGGTGATTAATACAGCACCCACAGGTCGCCAGGTTGTATCTATCATGATGTCAGAGATAGGCAAGATACACAATAAGGCTTCAATACCTTTGGGCGGTGATGTACTTGCAACTAAGATTAAATTTGAAGATGAACCTGATTGGTTTCTTGAGGGCTTTAAGGCAGGTGATAAGGCTACCGAGGCATGGACAGGATTTCATTCAGAAAATATGTTTGTTGTTGTTACCGAAGCATCGGGTGTCGAAGATCAAACGTTTAATGCCATCGAAGGATTGCTTACCGGAAACTCAAAGCTCTTATTAGCGTTCAATTATAATCACCTGAGAGGCGAAGCCCATCGTAGTACTCGTGACCCTAAATTTGCTAAATTCTGCCTATCTTGTCTTGATGCACCGAATGTTATAGCAAGGAAAACCATATATCCCGGTCAAGTTGATTATGAATGGGTGGCTGATAAAGTAAATAAGCCTGGCTGGACAACAGCTATCTCCAAATCAGAAGCAAGAGCAGAAGAGGTTGACTTTGAATGGGAAGGTAGCTGGTATCATCCAAGTGATCTATTCCGTATTAAGGTACTCGGAGAAGCCCCTAAACAAGATGAAAGTGCTCTTATATCATATACATGGATTGAAGCTGCTAATAAGCGTTGGAAGGACTGTGGGGGCAAGGGTAATGGCAACCTTGCCCTCGGTGTGGATATAGCTGGAGATGGCAGAGATAAATCTGTAATGGCACATAGACGGGGTAATGTACTTGAGAAGATGCAATGCTATGCTGAATCTGATAATATGGCAATGGCCGGCAAAATAAAGGTTGTACTCAAGGATAGCAAAGACAATGCTTATATTGATAGTATCGGCGAAGGTTCGGGAACTTACAAGCGCACTCAGGAGATTGATGAAATACGGAATCAATGTCATAGTGGAAAGTTCTCTTATAAAGCTGAATACCTGAAAGACTACACCGGAGAAGAAGAGTTTATAAACATGAGGGCATATTGTTATTATGCGTTACGTGATGCTTTAAATCCACAGTATGATACTTTACTTGCGATGCCAGAGGATGATGAACTCATGGAAGAATTAACCGAAGTAAAGTGGGATCATCGGAGTGACGGCAAGATATTTATTGAACCAAAGGATAAACTGAAAGACCGTATAGGCAGGTCACCGGACAAGAGTGATGCGGTGGCATTGACATTCTTTAAGGTGAAACGTGCAAGGATAAGGGTTGTATAATCCGAACAAAGAGGAGAAATGAAATGGCTACAAGGCTGGAAAATGAAAAGGTAAGAATATATACATTCAAGCATGAAAGTTTGATAATTAATAAACCACTTTCATTAACTGTACATGAAGATGGTGTCCATGTGGTCGCTGATTCCGGCAGCAGAGTTTATTATATCAAACCCGGCTGGCTATATTGTACAGCCCAGGAGAAATGACAAAGACTCGAATAATTAAATGGCTTACCAAACACAGATTTCATAAGTGGGTAAACTATGAGAATGGTAATGGAAAACTATGGATGCGTAAGTGTAGCGAATGTTCGGCATCAGGCATAACAAGTGTATTTGAGGGATTCTCGTTTGTAAATAACATACCTTATGATGATAGCTTAAATATACACTGGAATAGGTTTTAATGAAAAAGAGATTGCTAACATGTTTTATCTGTGATGAGACTTCTGCGATGCAGCAGAATGCAGATGAAGAATATATATGTCCTAAGTGTGGCAATGTGGCTGAATATTTTAATCCGGGTGATTTTAAACCAACGAATATGAATCTTGTTAAGAATGAGACGAATATAATTAAATGACTGGGAGAATGAGATTTATAAACCTGATGAAATGATATTAATAACGAGCAGCCACATATATTCCAGTTTTATACAGTGTAGTGGATGTAATAAATCATCTGGTAAATTTGTGCGAATAGGAACAGCCGAAGATTATTGTAATGAATATGAATACCTTTGTGAGAATTGCTTAAAGAAAGCATTGGAACTTATGCAATCTATATCTACAAAGACACCGAGACCGAAACCGCCAAAACCACAGGAAATTACACGAGGATAGAAGGAGAAGGAGATGACCGAAAAGCAATTAGATGTGATATATGGGGTTCTTGATAGGGTACGAGATAGTATTGCGGGGGCGGGAGTCATTTTACTTATCATTGCAATATGTCAAGTTGTTCAATGCGTACAGGGATTTAAATGAACCAGATTGAAAGTTCTGAAATAACATCGGCATTATGGATTATCGTTGCATTGATAGCTACATTGATACATCAAGTATCGGGTCAATGGTTTTTTCTTGTTGTTGCAGTGCCTGCCGGACTTTGGGGATTATGGTGTTTATGTCAGGCTATTTACTTCTTAGGTAAATCAAGGAAGGGGTAAATGATGTCGGCAAGTGAATTAGTCTCATTAAAGATAGAAGTTTTGGGTGAAGAATTTACCCTAATAGAGTATGAGCCTCCATATAATTGCAACGATGGGAATCACAAACTCACTTTTACTGATGGGTGCTATGGTACAATTATAATTTATAGCCGCCCAGGAAGTGAATTTTTAGCTAAATTTAGGAAATTATCGATTGATGCAATTAGGTAAATCGAGAAAGGGGACGGGATGGCTATTCCAAAAGCAATCGTTCGCTTTGCCTCAGAATATATAGAAAGCAGAATAGAAGTTTTATAATGGAGATATAGATGGGACTATCAGGATTAATAACTAAACCGAGTAGAGATAATAAGTTTCTACCGAATATATTACCCAGCCACAGACAGGGACGGGAAATTACAAACGAACATGACCAGAAAGCACTTATCAAGGCTTATAAGTCATGGGTCTATATATGTGTGAATCGTAACAGCACAGTATTTGCAAGTTACCCATTAAGGCTATATGTTAATAAGCCGAGTAAGAACAGTAAGACTTATTTCAAAACAAGATCAATAACAAAAGAGAAACGAGCTTTCTTTGAAAGGAATGCAACCTTTGAAGAATATACAAGAAAAGAAATGATAATCGAGGAAGTTATCGAACACCCGTTTCTTGAACTCATTAAAAACGTCAATGGATTCAGAAACAGAAATGATTTAATGTATCTTACAAATACTTACCAGGATATGACCGGTAACGGATATTGGTATTTACCTAAAGACAGATATGGTATACCGACAGAGATATGGATGCCGCCTGCTCAGAATATGACGATAGTTCCTGATAGAAAAGAGTTTATCAAAGGCTATATTTATAGAAACGGTCAGAATGTAATACCGTTTGATGAAAATGAAATAACGCATTTCCTTTATCCCGATCCAGATAATATGTATTACGGTCATTCGCCATTATCAAGTATAGCACGAGCGTATAATCTGAACGAGAAAATGGGAGTATATGAAGAAACCATGCTTGATAATATGGGTGTGCCCTCGGGCGTACTTGAAACAGAACAGCCATTAGGTGATGATAACTTTGACGAGTTCCTGGAACACTTCAGACAGCAACATGGTGGCTATAATAAAGCAGGGGAGACACTGTTACTTGATTACGGTGTAAAATGGAAACCCATATCATTGGCACCGAGAGAGATGGCATACCTGCAGGGCAGGACATGGACAAAACAGGAAATATTTGAAGCTTATGGGAATCCCACGAGCCTATACGATCAACAGGCAAAGTATACAAACGCAACCTCCGGTCAAACAATTCATCTAAAATGGGCAATAGCTCCGAGACACAGGCGATTTGAAGAAAAGGTAAATGAAAAGATACTGCCACTGTATGATGAGGATTTGTTTGCGGCGGTTGATGATTGCGTTCCTGAAGATGAAGAGTTTAAATTAAAAGAACGAACCGAACAAGTAAAGGGTGGTATAACAACATCGAATGAGGAGCGCGCTAAGATAGGAATGGAACCACATCCAGATGGAGATGAATTAAGGAAACAGGGTGTGGGCTTCCAATCAAATCCAGATGAACCAGACGAAAAAGAACTTACTGAGTTTGCGAGTAAGGTTGCTGATTATGCAATGGAAGAAATGAAGGAATTGATTTAATGAATGAAAGAATCACAATACCTTTGCACAAAACGACAATGGTGGGTTCTTATTTTAACGAAACTTGGTTTACATTAGAGGTAAGAGATTTTACGGTTGACAAACATACATATCAAAGATACTTAGCAAAACAGCGGATTGATAAAATGAGGGAAGAGTTGAAATGAAAACAAGTGATTCTAAAGATGCAAGGTTTACCGGCACTGTTCGGGATTTGGTTAGGGCGGAAGAAGAAAAGAAAAAACGAAAAAGCCCGGAAGTAGAATATGTTCCGACACTGTGTTCGGCGATATGTAGTAATGGAATGAAAACCGGAGGGTGAAATGGCGAAAACAGATTGGAAAGTATAGGAAACATACATGAATCCTAATCTCATGACAACCCAATCGGCACAATTAACAGCCCATGCAATCGTTGCTTTATTTATGGAGAATAAACGCTTCAAAGATGAATATAGGGCTGCACTATGGTATGAATATATAAAAGCCGTTGACCCTTTCGAAAAAGAATTTGTTGCTACATTGATAAGTCTATTCAAGAGACAAGAAAAAGAAGTGCTTGCTAATATGAGGAAGATGCCAAAACAGTGGCAAAGCGGTTTGGTGATTGATTATTTCGATGGCACACAAGAACATATTAATCCGACCTTTAAAGCCGATGAATCAATAATAGATACATGGCTGTTCGGACATGCCGCATGGGTAAAAACATTCAAAGACGAGACACAACCGATTATTCAAGGTGTGTTCGTTGTGAATGGTGAAAGGGAACTGGCAAAATTACCAGTAGTCGGCATATCATTCAACGTAAGTAATCCAAGAGCTATTGATTTTATCGAGGAAACAACCCGTAATTATTCAAATGAGGTTCTAAATACAGCATCGGGTGATCTAAGAACTACACTAACGGAGGGATTCAAAGCCGGTGAGAGTATGCAGAAGCTATCAAAACGTGTCAGGAGTGTATATTATGGCTATGCGACCGGAACGCTCTTGGAAGGCGATGTATTGCCACCCTGGAAGTCATTAAGGATAGCACGGACAGAAACAACGGCGGCATCTAATTTTGGCACACAGGAGGCTTATAAACAATCCGGTGTTGTTGAAGAAAAGGAATGGCTTGCTACTTTGGATGCAAGAGTAAGAGACACACATGCAAGATTAGATGGCGAACGAGTCAAACTCAATGAGAGATTTTCAAATGGTCTTGAGTATCCGGGTGATCCAGGTGGTTATATTGAAGAAATTGTGAATTGCCGTTGTGCGATGGTGAGCGTATTGAAAAAGGAGAAAGAATGAGTGATATATTAACACCACGCCGAAGTATTAAAACAGCCGCCAATTTAAGGGCGGAGAAATGCTTGAAAGAAATACAAACTGTTTTGAAGGCCAATAATTGTTCCATCTTACCAAGAATAACTATTACCGGTGCAACGATAGATGGCAGTCAATTTTTAGTTATACCGAAGGAATATGTTAAGAATAATGCCTGACGAATTTACAGACAACGAACTAATTAATCGCACATATATATTTGGTTGTGAGAATGAAGAGTGTATTTATAACAAAGATAATGATTGTGAATTGGGAACGATAACACTTGATATAGATGGTCGATGTATGCAAGCAGAATGGGAAGGGTAAAAATGGAATTAGATACAATTAAAAAATATACTGTATGTGATAAATGTCCGTGCTTTGATGGTGAGGTTGGGGTATGTAATTTAGAATATCAAATATTAGATGTTGACAATCTACACAAAGATGCCTTTACTTTAATAAATGAATTTTGGACTGTTTCGGATAATTGTTTGCTTAAGAAAATAGAACATGGCGATAAAGTTTATATACCATTAAAAGTTAGTTTAAATGATATTTTTACAGAATGAATAAGGAGTAATACAAAACTAAAACGGGCATCGTGATGTTTAGCTGACATCGTGACAATATAAATTGAATAATCAGGCGGCTGGTAAGAGCTTACCCTTTTACTACCGTCTTTTTGTTTGCCCAATAAATCAGGAGTTGTAGTATGGATACAAATACAAAGCTGTTTATGGCGGCTGATAAAAAAGAAGTCAATGAAAAAGAAAGGACTGTGGTGGCATGGGCATCAAAACCAGTTATTGATAGACATAATGAGATGATAACTTGGAATGCTTGGGATACAAAAGCATTTGAAAAGAATCATGTTCTATTGGTAGCTCATAATTATGCTGGTCTACCTGCCGGCAAGGTTCAATGGTTAAAGAAAACAAAAGAAGGATTGAAGTTTAAGGCTGAGTTTGCCGAAACAGCACTTGGAGATGAACTATTCTATCTTTATGCAAATGATTTCATGAACGCTTTCTCTGTCGGGTTCATACCAAAGAAATGGGTAGATGGTGAAAGTTTGGAAAAAGGCGACGATGGTTACGGTGCAGATGTCATTTACACAAAAGCCGAACTACTTGAAATATCTTGCGTAACAGTTCCGGCATGTTCTGAGGCTCTTGCAACGGCATATAATTCTGGTAAAATCCAAACTAAGAGCATGCTTGACCTTTTGGAAAAAGAAAAGATTATCAATGTTAAAGAAGATATGGATGCTGAAATCAAGGAAATTAATGAGGATTTAGATGGGGAATGTTCTGGGATAGTTGACAAACAAGATGCAGAGCAAAAAAAGGATAAATATAATTGTGAATGTGTTGAATGCGGCTGGAAAATAACAACCGAAAAGCATTGCAAGGATATTAAATGCGATAAATGCGGTAGTGAAATGAGACGTGTTGAGAGACCTGGGCCGGGAAAAGATGTTACTGATATTGAAAATGATGATGATAAAGAAAATCAAAGTGACTACATAATCGTACCGGAAGAACCCCCCAAATTAACAACAGAAGATATTGCAAAGCTCATTGAGCGCATTGAAGAGCTTGAAAATAAACTTGAAACATTAAATAAAACAGAAGTAACGGAAACGGAAACAGAAATAACAGATAAAGAGGATGGTATTATTGAAATTATCGAGAGTGAAGAAGTCAACACGGAAGAGACGGAAATTAAAGTCTCAGAAGTTCAGGAAGCACTACAAAAGGGTGTCGACGAGATATTCGACACAATAATTAACAGAAAAAAAGGCAAAGTGCTGGTTAGAGATAAATAAAGAAATATCAGGATTATTAAGTAGCACTGGAGACAGATTAAGAGCTGTTAGGTGTGAAATAAAAGAATCTGGAGATATTATAATAAATGATGACCACAAGGATTTGCCACATACAGGAGGTTTTAAATTAAAATGGCTGAAGAACAAGAAGTAAAAACAACGAACACAATTACCGTGGATAAAATCGGTGAGATTGTCAAAGCAAGTCTCGAACCGATGAAGGAGTATATTGACAAGAAGTTTGAGGATGTTGCCGCTAACGAACCAGAACCGGAAAACAAGGGTAATGAAATCGGAAGCGGTATAATCGTAAACGAACCCGATTTTAAATATAATAAGTTCGGCGAACAGTTGCTTGATGTAATGAGAGCAACAACCGCTCATGATAGAAAAGCATTTGAAAGACTTGACAATGCCTGTCTGACACCGGAAAAGGTTAAGGATATCACCGGGCTTGGCGAAACAGTGCCTTCGGATGGTGGGTTTCTGGTGCAGACTGATTTTGTGACCGAACTTTTAAGGGTCACACACGAGACAGGTTTGCTTGCACGTCTTTGTAATACTATGCAAATCGGAGCCAATGCAAATGGTCTTGTGGTAAATGCTGTCGATGAAACTTCACGAGCAACAGGATCAAGGTGGGGTGGTATTCGGGGTTACTGGCTCGGAGAGGGTGGAACCAAAGTAAGATCGAAACCCAAATTCCGCCAGATGGAATTAAAACTCCGTAAATTAATCGGGACTTGTGAAGCAACCGATGAATTACTTCAGGATGCAACGGCACTGGGCAATGTAATTACTCAGGGTTTTGGTGAAGAGTTCGGTTTTCTTGTCGATGATGGTATTGTTGAAGGAAATGGTGCGACAAATCCACTCGGCATTCTTAATTCACCAGCCCTTGTAACGGTTCCAAAAGAAACCAGTCAAACTGCGGATACAGTTACATCGCAAAATGTTTTAGATATTTGGAACAGAGTGCCAATGAGAAATCGCATTAAGGGGCAGTGGTATATAAATCAGGATGTTGAACCGCAACTACAGGTAATGACTATTGATGTTGGTTCCGGTGGGCTTCCTGTTTATTTACAGCCCGGAGGTTTAAGTGCATCTCCTTATGCCGTATTATATGGCAGACCGGTTATGCCGATTGAGCAATGTCCTGTTCTCGGTGACGTAGGCGATATTATATTTGCTGATTTAAGTGAATATCTGATAATCGAAAAGGGCGGCATTGATGCGGCAACATCAATTCATGTATCGTTTATGACTGACCAGACCACATTCAGGTTTGTTTATCGGATAGATGGTCAGCCGACTTGGGGAGCACCTGTTTCAGCCTTTAAGGGTGGTACTCAGCGTTCACCATTTGTTACACTTGCTACAAGGGATTAATTAGCAAGTAATATATAAATATAAATAAAACTATTAAAAGAGGTATAGAAGTATGTATGGAGTAAATGGAGTAAGTCATTATCACGCAATTTATGACTCGGTTGACCATGATGGTGCAGTGGCTTCTGATATGGTTTCGATGAAAGGTTATAATCGTGTTGATATTGTAATAAGTGTTGGGGTAGCTGGCAATACTTGTGCTGTAACTATGGACAAAGATACATCAGTCGGTGGTTCTGGTACAACTACACTTGCATTCGAGCATTATTATGTTTCCGGTATCAAAGTTCCCTATAAAACATGGAATGGTATAGCTTGGACAGCCGATGAAACGGTTACGGCAACTGGCGGGCTTTCTGCTTCATTAGAAGTAGATTTGGGTTCTCATCTGCTTATGTATGATTGGAACGGCACAACTATTGTTGACGGCGAAACTATGACAGGTGGATCTTCAGGTGCAACTGGTGTTATCATCGGTGCGAATGAGTATGAAGATACACTCATTCATCGGGATGTGGGAAGCGATACGTTCACAATGTCAGCAACTAATAATTTAACATACGTTATTCCTGTCACGGCTGAAATGCTCGGTGACGGTTATGATTGTTTCCATGTTGACTTTGCTGATCCTGCTTCTTCTGGTGCAGTGCAAATGGCGGTCATAGCGGTATTCGGTGGCGGAAGATACAAAAGCTATCCGACAACTGTATCTGGTATTTACGACTGATAATTTTCAAGGAGGTTTATTTTGGAGATTCGATTCATTAAATCCTGGCGTGGATGGCAAGTTGGTGATAAAACTTCTTTTCCTGATGGGCAAGCAGAGTTTTTAGTTCAGCAGGAATTAGCTGAAAAAACCCAGGCTGTCAAGAAGACACCTAAAAAGGTAGCACCTGAAAAGGTGGCACCTAAAAAGAAAACACCCAAAAAGAAAAGCGTGGGTCGCCCTAAAAAGGATAAGATGATACGAACCGCTCCGAAACAAAAGTAAATGTAATATGGCTATCCTGTTCTTTAAGGGGATAGGATAGCTTTAAAAAAGACAACTAACCATTACACAGGTTAAAATCCTGAGATGGAGAGGTAATAATATAATGGATACAAAATTATTTGTAAGAAAAAATAGAGGACTGTTTCCCATTGTTGGCGAATCTATGACAACCGGTACTATTTTTTGGGTAAATTCGGTTTTAGGCTCTGATGCGACTGGTTTTGGTAAGAATCCAGAAGCACCGGCAGCTACAATCGATTATGCTGTCGGGTTGTGTACCGCCAATAAAGGTGACATCATATTCGTTACGCCCAATCATGCCGAAACAATATCCGGAGCGGCTGGCATTGCACTGGACATTGAAGGCATTAAGATTATTGGTATGGGCGAAGGTGATGACAGACCAACTATCACGTTTTCGGCGACAACTTCAACCTTAACTATCAGTGCTGATAATGTTACCGTGAAGAATCTTGTCTTTCTTGCAGGAGCGGCAGTTGTTAACTCAATTGTTGTAACCGGCGAATATTGCACAATGAAAAAGTGTCTTTTTATAGGTGATGCTGTAGGCGAGTCTCACCGTATACCTATTATAACTACGGCTGCCGCAAATGATATGACTCTTGATGGCATCCAAATGCAATTACTTGTTGCCGAAGATGGTACAACTGCAATAACACGAACATCTTCAGAGGCAGTAAGGCTTGTTGGTGCGGACAGAGCTATTATCCGCAACTGTTATTTTAGCGGTGATTTCACTACTTCAGCTATCAACGGCATAACGACTGCAAGTTTGGATATTGATATTAAGAACAACCGTATTAATAATATTGCTACAGGGAACATTCAAGGCGGTATCGATCTTGTTACGAGTTGTACCGGTTATATTGATGGTAATAGAGTTTTTGTTGCTTATACGGCATCCAATGCAGCTTTGATAGACGCCTCATCTTGCGTACTTGGTTTGAACTGGGTGAGTAACGTAGTATCGGAAGTCCCCGTATTGCACGGAACACTTGAAGCAGGCAGTGAAGAATACAAAATCGATAGTGTCGGTACTCAACTATCAACTGTAGACGCTGAAGTTGATGTTATCCAAAGTGAAGTTTCCACGGTAGACGAAGAGGTTTCAATAGTTCTTAGTAAAGCTGGGAGCGCTGGAACGGTTGTTACAAATGTCGGCACACAGGTATCTACTATTGATAAGGAGATCGCAGTTGTTGACAATGAGATTTCTACTATTGACCAAGAGATATCGCTATTAAATAGTAAGGTAAATAGTTGGTATGTTTTACAAACATCAATGTTTTCAACCCTTGATAGTAAAATTGATAGTGTATAAAAGTAAATAAAAAACAACCATTACACAGGTTAAAACCCTGAATGGAGGATAAAATAAAATGGATACAACTTTATATGTTACAAAACAACCTGGCGGTATGTTTGCTGTCATTGATAAATCTATCACAACCGGTAGTATATTTTGGGTAGATTCCACCAGTACAACAAACTCTGATACTGCTGGTTATGGACGGAATCCAGACAAGCCGTTTGCAACAATCGATTATGCAATTAGTTTGTGTACTGCCAATAAAGGGGATATTATCTTTGTAATGCCGAATCATGCTGAAGCAATAGCAGCCGCTGGTATTGACTGTGATGTCGAGGGCATTAAGATTATCGGCATGGGTGAGGGAGATGATAGACCAACGATTACATTTTCAGATACAGATTCAGATATTGATATTGATGCTGATAATGTAACCATTGAGAATTTAATATTTTTGGCTGCTGAAGCGGTTGATGCCACAATCGATGTCAACAAGGAATATTTTACTATTAGAAACTGTCTATTTATCAGTAATGCAGCCGATGATACGCATGAAATAGCGATTCTCACAGATGCAAGCGGTAATGACATGGTAGTTGATAATTGTCGTATTCAACTACTTATAGCCGAAGATGGTACAACTGCTGTAACTGCTACATCAACGGCAGCTATTCACTTGGTAGGTTCTGATAGAACCATCATTAAAGACTCTTATTTCTCCGGCGATTTTACCACATCAGCTATAAACTGTGAGACAACGAAATCACTGGACATACAAATCCTCAATAACCGTATTAATAATATTGCCACTGAAAACATTCAGGGCGGTATTGATTTATATTCTGGATCAACCGGTTATATTGATGATAACAGAGTATACGTTGCATATTCAACAAGTAATGAAACCTTAATAGATGCTGCATCATGTGTGCTCGGTCTTAACTGGGTTAGCAATGTAGTTTCGGAAGTTCCGATATTGCATGGAACGGCTGAAGCAGGTGGTGTTGACGCAAAACTTGATAGTATAGGAACACTGACAACCACCGTTGACAATGAACTTTCAACAATTGATAGCAGAGTACAAACAGCTGATAATATTATTTCTTCAATTGACAGTGAAGTTGATTCGGTGGGTACTCAGACAACGAGTGTAGCAACTCAGGCGACTACTATTGATAATGAGATTTCCACTATTGATAGTGAGGTCGAAGTCATTGATGATGAAATTTCTGCGATTGACAGCAGGGTTGATAGTATTGCACTTATCAATAGTGCGACATACTCAACTCTTGTTACCAAAATTAATAGTGTTGGCAGCAGCACACCTTAAATGGGAGTTATAATGAGCGAGGGGTTCGCTTCTCACACAACACTACTCACGGCAGCACTAACAGTAACTTCCGGCTCCGTTCTCGAATTGGGGGCGGGGCTTGGAAGTACACCTGTATTGCATGGTCTTTGTGGAAGTAAACATAGAGATTTAACAACCATAGATTCAAATAAATACTGGTTGGGTAAATTAATACTTTATAAAAGAACGTGGCATACATTTAAGTACGTTGAGAGTTTTATTGATTTACCAGAATACAAAAGAGATTGGGGGCTGGCGTTTGTCGATCATGGTATTATAGACCAGCGTTTACATTCGGTTATATCATTGGTTCATGTGCCGATGATTGTGGTGCATGATACATGCTATGCTCAACTTTATAAATATGATGAGGCTTTCAGTCATTTTAAATATAGATATGATTTAAAACTTTTCGGTCCGATGACATCAGTAATAAGCAACCATATTGATGTATATAAAATATTTAAGGAGTTTGACCTATGATAGATGTGGGGATAACAGTTTACCTTGATGATAATATTATGTCAATCATAGAATTTGGTTGGCTATATCAATCGTGGATATATACCGGCTGTTATGAAATGTCGGATATAATAGTTTTTCATAACCCCAAACTCAAAAAAGAATTATTACCAAAACACGAAAATATAATTTATGCGCCGCTTGTGCCATTATCGGAGACAGACGAAGAATGGGCGTATTATCCACACATAAACGGTACATGGTTTCTTACCACTAAAGAAGCCACATTTATTACAAAATACAAATATATTTTGCGTACTGATCCTGATTGTTTTCTAACATCAAATTTCAAGAATTTGCGCCCCAGGCTTGCTTTGTTTGGTTTGAGTGCTTTTACAAAACGACCTGATGTGACAGAAAAATTACTTAGAATATCAACTGATTGGGGAATTGACCAATATTATATCAATATCGGCGGTACAATAATGACATTCAGTGACGATGTAATTAATTTTAGCAATCTACAGCTTGAATATTGTGAAAAATTGAGGGATGAAGAATTTAAGGAAGGCTTCGGTGAATGGCCAGGGTGGTATAAAAGAGTCATTAATATGTATGCCGGACAATTGGCTGCTAATGCTGTTTTTTCAAACAATATGATATTGGGGGGGCTTGATGTGTTTTGCATGTCAGATGATGAAATATGCCCTCAAGATTACCATATACATGCTTGGCAAACATGGAATTATTTCTCTAAGATGAGATGGCATAAGGGTGAATATGATAATGTCGACTGTGATAAATTGAACAAAAATATAATATCAGATTATTGTATGTGGATTGCAGGAAAGAGGGTAATAAAATGAGAATAGTACATTTCGCTCCGTTTGCTCCTCATGGCTGCGGTCTATATGAGGCGGCAAGAGATATGTTTATTGCTGACAGATTATACGGACATGAAACATATATGATAGATATAGGAACAAGCAGAGGAGAAAAACATATTCCCGGCGAAGCTGGTAAAAAAGATAACAGGGGAGGTAATCAAATAATAACAGCCGATCCAGAAGTTGCTATTAATGCCGATATTATAGTTGCCCATACTGGAATACCTGATGGGTGGATAGTTAAATGCCAAGCTCCTATAATAATTATATTACACGGTAGACCAGGGGCATGTTTTAGACCGGAGCAGTTCGGGAAAAGAAGTTCCTATTCATTGGTTGCATCATTGGCTAAATGGCCACGAATGAGGGCTATGGTTACATTCTGGCCTTATCATGTCCAATATTGGAAAACTATTATACCGGAAAGTAAACTTGTTTGTTTTCCTGCACCACCTATTGACGAAACAAGATTCAGCCCCATTGGGGAGAAAAATGATTATTCAATAATGGGTGGTAAGTGGAATATTGCAATAGCAGAAAGTTGGCGTGAAGATGTGGATATTTATGAAGTAACACACGGAGCTATAGAATACGCACGTAATAATAAAAGCGGTGACGTTAAATTCCATATTTATGGAATGGATCATCCGTTAAAAAAATGCTGGACATATTTAAGAGAAGAGCTTAGGGGATTAAATGCAAAAGGTGAATGGTGGGGTCGCCGGACACTTATTGAGAATATATATCGAGCCGCAGATTTACTATTATCACCACATAAAATAACAACACGGTCAATAGGAGAAGCCCTATCATGTGGCACACCGGTTATAGCGGCTCATGGATGCGAATATGCTACATGGAATATGACACCAGATGAACCAGGTAGTATCGCAGAAACAATCGAAATAGCCATTAATGATTTAAAAGAAAACAAAGATGCGGTTAAAAAGAAAGTAATAGAGAGTGCAAGTAATTTCTCTTTAATATTATATAGCGAAAGAATGAATAACTTATACCAACGAATAGTAAATTAAAAAAGGATGGTGTAGTAGTATATGAGAAAAATAATAACATTAGCAATATGTCTGATTGTGTCGGTAATGATTCTATTAGGACAGTTTAACGGGAATCTATTTGCAGCCGAAACATATACAACAAACATAAAGCTATATCAGGGTTTAGCGGCTGACACCAAGTCAACTGCATCCGATGTGACTATAGGTTCGATATGGCATGAAACCGATACGGGCAGAACCTATCGCTACAATGGGAGTGGTTGGGTAATACAGTTAGAATCCGCTTATGCTGTGGGCGACACAATTGTTATGTTTGCACCCGGAAATACTGATGCAATATTTAGCAGGGGATATAACTTGGGTGGTTACATTATTGATATAAATAGTGTTAATACAAGTGTGACAGGAATATTGCAAGGTAAGGTTGGCGATCAACCGTGGGGGGCGATAGTTGCGGATTCAACAATATATACAACAGACTCAAATGGTGTTGATGGTGTATTGTCAGGTGATATTGCCGTATATGATTCGTTGAGGTGGCGTTGGGAAAGCGAAGCAGGTGGTACTGCTGCTGAAGTGGTCACGATGTCAACATTGTCGAAGGAGTAAATAATGAAACTTAGAACACTTTTATTTATACTGATTTTGCTATTTACATCTTTTGGCTCACAGGCACAAATTATTAATCTTGATGATGTGAGTGTGGTAGCACAAAATACTTTTACAATATCACCTGAAGATGGAGATTACTCAACCATACAATCGGCTCTTGATGCCAATAGGGCTGGCGGTGAATTATTTCTTATTTATCCCGGTACTTATACGGATGACACTATACGCTTCACGGCAAGCGATCAATATGTAAAAGGTACAGCAACTTCGCCAAAAGCGATTAGTATTACTGCGGCAAATGATACAATATGTGATTTTGGAGCTTATACTGGTTGCAGGGTAAATAATTTAAGAATGACCGTAACTGCGGCTACAACCGATTTTCCAGTTATTGCAGGAAGTGGATCATGTAGTTTCTATAAAGTTGCAACCAGAATGACAAATGTTAGTGATAAGGCCGGAAGTCAACCCTCTTGTATTGAAACCACAGGAACAATAAAGTATGTTGATGGCAATCTACATTATACCAATGGCGTAGATGACGAGGGTGGCAATGTTATCAAAACTGTTATTATTGTTGGTACTGGTGCTGATATTGAAGTTACCAATACGACTATAACTGTCACTGGTGGTATTCATGCAGACAGCACATCTTTAGTTACTGGATTAGCTCTGGCGGCTGGCTCTGGTACTTTAGAATTTAACAATTCTGAGATTGATGTTACGTGTCATGGAGCGACCTATGCTGTGGGTGCAATTTATATATCTAGTGGTGGAGTGGAGCATGAGTTTAATGGAAACACCATTCATGTAACTAACAATAGTTCTGGTAAACATGCGGTAGCTGCTTTCACTGCTGGCTCTGGTACTTATAGGTCAATGTTTAATCATTATCATTCTGTATCATCATCCGGCACAGCAAACAGTTTTATAATTGGTTCAGGCACAATAGTTGTTAGTTCACTGGATGATATTATTGCTGCTAATGGTGTAAATAATAGTGGCACTTATACACAGATGAACTCAGAAAATGATGGTGATTTTACTGCATCAAGATATATTCGTGGTCGTCAAGAAGTGGAAACAATTAATGCCGCAGATGTGTTAACGGCTAAACAATCAAGTCTTATGTCATTTTATAGACCAATAACAGCTAAACGGACAGCAACATTACCAGCGGCATCCATAGGATTATATTTTGACTTCATGGTTGATGATAGTGATTCTCTATTGATTACCACAGCAAGCGGTGATTCATTGATTGATTTTGCTGGTGCTGCATATAAGACGCAGAGTAGTGTTGCTGGTAGTGTAAGAATGATAGCCGTGGATGCTACACGTTGGGTAATGTTATATACACTTGGAACATGGACAGGTTATTAAGGAGGGTACAATAATATGGCAATAGTATCATTAGCAGAAGCGTTGGCTTTCCTTGATGTTGATGCTGGATATTTTGAAATCACAGCCGCCAATGATATTCTCATTATGACGTATGACGCTGGATCGGCAACCAATGTTGATATAGCAGATGGAACATATAGTGGAGCACAGGCAGCGGCGGCATTGGAAACAGCACTTGATACAGCATTTACAATTACTTCAACGGTAACTTATAGTACAACCACAATGAAGTTTACATTGGATGCAGGGGTAGATAAAGCTTTTACATATACCCATAGTGGTTCGGATGGTGGTTTAACTTTTGGATTTAATGCCGATAAGGCTTCTGCTCGAACTATCACAAGTGATATAGCGGCAGGCGATCCTACCGCAATAGTATCCGAGATTAAAGATGGTGTTGAACAATGGATAAAAACATTTTGCAGACGTGAATTTGAGAGTACGACATATTCAGGTGAATTATATGATGGTACTGGGGATAAATACCTGTTCTTAAAAAATACTCCCATTACAGCTTTAACACGTCTTGCCGTGAGTAGAATTGATACAATACAGATGTATAATACAAGTGAATATACAACAGCATCAGTGGGCGTTACTTCAACCGGGATAGTGATTGAAAAAAACGGAACCTCAGATACAACCTCGTTACTTTTCGCTGATTATGCCACTATGACTTTAATGGTGGCTGCCATTAATGCTGTTGGTTCGGGATGGTATGCAGCATTGGCGTTAAGTGATTACGGCAGTTATGCGTCATCAGAACTGTTAACAACATGGGCAAAAAGCTGTATTGATTCAAATAGTGTTTATCTTCAAATGCCGGGCAGGGGGATAGATAATTTTGAGGTTTATCCGAATAAAGGTAAGATTTACCGAGCTTCAGGATTTTCAGGCGGCCATAATAATATAATTATTACTTACACAGCCGGATATTCGTCAACTACTATGCCAGAAGATTTGAAATTGGCAGTTTATATCATGGTTAAACATATTTATCAAAAGAGACAGGAAGAAACATTCGGATTGGATAATTACCGACTTGATACCATAAGCGCAACATTTGAAAAAAGTGATTTTCCGCGACAGGTAAATGAAATATTGTGGAAATACAAAAGAATGAAGGTTTAAACATGGCAATCGGTGTCAAGACAACAATGGTGCTTGAAAGATATACAGAGACAATTACAGGAACCGGAAGCTCTTCTCACGCTTGGCGACCTTTAAGGAGCTTGAAGGGTACTTTAGATGCCATATCCGGTAGCGAAGCAATTATGTATAATAAAGAAACAGTTACAGTATCGAATAAGTTTATAATCTCATATCCGCTCGGTGTTACAATAACAGAAAAGGACAGACTGCGAATAGGGTTACGATATTATGACATTCACCATTCTCACGATCCTTATGAAACAAGACGTATACTTGTCATTTATCTGCTCGAGAGGATTGATGAATAATGCTCAAGTGGAATGACAAAGCCCTCAGGAGCTATGTTGATAAAAAGAATAAGACAGGGATAAAAAGAGCATGTGAGATGCTTTCAAATGATATAAAACTGTCAATGAAAACAACACCGAGACAGATAAAGATGGGGCGGAAGGCTCAGAAAAAAGGAAAAGGGGGAAAACCGGTATTTCATCATGCAAGTGCGCCAGGATTCCCGCCGGCTGTTGATACTG